TGACGACTCGCCCTTCTCAGGTGAATAATTATCTTGGGAAGAAGTTGTTGATAACGTTGTCTATCTTATCTTCGACACTTCCCTTTTTAGTTTCTGTATTAGGCATCGTATAGCCAGTACCATGCAGTATCCTTCCTTTAAGATAATTCTCAAGGTGACTACAAGTTCTATTCCTTTTCCATTGCCAACAATCACAATAGAAAGTTCCATCACTCGCTTTTATTACATGATATTCCTTTCCTGGCTTACTCTTGCTAGGGTAAGTTTTAACAACGTTTCCCATTATTTCCCCCTTAGCTTATCACCTATCCATCCAATTAATCCAACGATTAATGCTCCAGCTGCAATTATTAATCCAAAGATTATATTCAAAAAGAAGAACCCAACGGTAACTATTACAGCAACCATAATACATCCGAGTATAAAGTCCATTATATTCAAAAAGAAGAACCCAACGGTAACTATTACAGCAACCATAATACATCCGAGTATAAAGTCCATATTAACTCCCTTCTAACATTGTTTGTAAAGCTTCCATTATTATTTGCTCTGCGTGGTCCATGCATACAATATTATTATCTCCACATAGATTCTTAGCAAAGTATCCATCAACCTTTACATCTATTCCTATGAGCATAGCTTTTATATCACTATTCTTACTCATAATTAGCTTCTCTACTGTCTCTGATTGTCCTTTCTGAACCTCTCCATCAGTAACAAGGATAACTAACTTATTACCTTCAATTTCATTCTTATTAAGAATACTTATTGATTCTTCCATTGCTCTAAAGATATTAGTTCCACCACTCATGTAATTATAATCTCTTCTCCAGCTTTCTTTTTTTAACTTAGTAGCTCTTTGAGTGAATGCAACGACATCATAATCAACGTCTAATCCATCTGTTTCTCTTACTTCATTTAAGACATTAATCATTGATTGAACGCTATCAGCCAATACATCTCTCCTTAACTTTCCATCAACCATACGAGCATCCATAGAACCAGATGCATCAATGCAGAAGACAATCTTACTCTTTTTGACTTGTTCAGTAGCTTCCTCTCTAAAGAGTTCTTCTATCTGTCCAGTAAATAAGGCTATTAGATTATCAGTATTAAGATCAGAACCATCATCAGAGACATTCTTTTCACTAATATTAAGACATTCTTTTAACTTTCTCTTAGTAGTCTCAGTAAGCTGAATAGAACTGAACCCTTCTCCTGACTTTCCTTTAAGGCCATCTCCTTTATCCCATACACTGCTAGGCTTAATAAGCTTATCTATATCATCCTTACCGATACTCTTACTACCGCTCCCAGCTTTATCTTCTTTACCTTTTTCTTTACCTTTTTTTTCTTCTTTACCTTTTTCTTCTTTTTTGTCTTTGTTCTTATCCGCATCTCCTTTTCCTGTATCCTTATCTTTATTATCATCTTTCTTTTCAAAGCTAAAGACAGCCTTAATTTTATCTACTGTCCTTCTTAAATCAACCCAACGCTTTGTTTCTATCTGTATAATCCCTTGTTCAAATAGACTTTGTAATTCATTCTTAACAATCAAACTTAGAGCTTCCCGATCCCAACAGTTCTTTCCAAAGTAAGTCATATGGAGTATCATTTGGATCATAGTCCTTACAAACAAGTGTTGTTTGTCTATCTGAGCTTTATTTTCGACAGTACAGACATGCTCTTTTATTGATATCTTATAGAATTGAAAGATATTAGGAAGTAGATTAAAGTTCTTCCTGTCTATTCTGATATCCTCAAGAGCATTAACGATGTGGTGGTCTATATTATCCTTAGCAAAGTCCTCTGGAATAATAACAGAATACTTCATATGAGCTGCCTCATGCATCAATGAACTCAAAGCAGCAAAAGCATTCTGTTCCTTAATCCTCATAGGTAGCTCTATCCTCTTGTCCTTTAGATTAATTCTAGGTCCGGGACAATCACATATCACTACCTGAATACCAGAGTTCTCTGAGATATACTTAGCCATCAACTCAAATGTTCTACGATTAATAATATCACCTCTTTCTTTTTTTCTTCCTTAAATTCTCATAGTCAAGTTCTTTTATTCACATTACACCATCTTCAGTCTTTTCCTACCACCAGTCTGAGTAGAAGCCTGTACTGCTTGAGGTTTACCTTCATTTAAGTGTTGGAATATCTTTTCTTCCTTGAATACTCCTATCTCTAACGCCCACTTATCTTCAATCGAGATAGCTCTGATATATCCATCACTAGCCATAAACCCTCTACTGCTTGTGCAGAACTCACCGCGTGCAACTACATCATTCTCTGTAAGATATTTCCAGAGCTTATACATATGAGATAGATTAGTCTTAACAGCTATTTCTCTATCAAAGTCTTTCTTCATCTTATTATCACTAGGATAGACCTCATAATACTTATCAATTACATACATATCAGTATAATTAGACAAAGGCTGGAACTGTTCCACGTGAAACACTTTAGTCTGAGCATTCTCTTGAACTTCCTCTCCTTCATAGGTAAAGACAAGCTCACTCTTAGCATACTGATTATTATCTTCATCCATCCACTTCCGTTGGGTTGAGCCCGGTGCAAGCACTTTATCCTGATAGACAGTCCTCTCTTTAACAAGATTACCGTTGGGTGCTTTAGCTTCAACATCAGGTTTCTTATACTTACTCAAGTTCTCATACTTACTATTGAAAGTGATACCGTTCTTCTCATCTACTACTTGTAAATTATAAGCCATTATTTCTCTCCTTTCTTACTTTATCCATCTCTTTATCTAACCTATCGTAGAACTTCATTAAATTATCTACTATTGTTACCATTATCTTAGCTAAAATCCTCATATTCATCTCCTCTCATCCACCACATTTGAGCAAATCCTTTAGATTTGCATAGGTCATCACATTTTTCTTCATCTAATAGCTCTTTCCAAGTGCATTGAGCAAGCTTTAGGAAGACTTCTTTGTTCTGAGATTGACTGGCCGCATCCATTATCGCACTAAGACCGTCTTCAATACTCTCTCTTAAGGGTAATCCAGCTAAATACAGTTCAATCATACTTGATAGCTGTCTGATACTGATATCAATAGGGATATTGCCCTGCTCAATAGCCTTCAAACAAGCAAAATAGAATTGAACAAACTCATTGCTTCTCTTAATATCTAGCGTTGGGAACTTAACCTTTAATACTTTCTTGATATCAGCCTGAGTAAACTCTGGATATGTAATGAATGTACATCTACCAAGAAAGTTGCTAGGCTTAACATTACCACCTAGATACTTAGCACTCTTAGGATTCTGAGCAAACCCAATCTTACAGTCTTTATTTAATTTGTATATCTTTCCATTACCATTGTCTGCATCCTTCACAAATAACTCTCTATTCTGCAATAGAGCATGAAATGGAAAGCTCTCTTTATTATTAATAGCATTAACCTCATCAAATAAGATAACACTAGGGTTTTGGATAGCCTGGACAAACAAACTCTCTTTAAATACAACACTACCATTCTCGATAGTCTTATCTCCAAACAGCTTGTTTAGTTTGAAGTCCTCATGACAACTATAAAGAAAGAAAGGTAGCTGTCTTCTGAAAGCATAATGTTCATGACTAGCTGTCTTCCCTGTGCCTTGCTTACCCTGTGTCAAAGGGTGCTTATTGCTGTCATAATGTATTGCTAAGCGGTTATCTATCCCTCTATCGATATATGAGGCATCTTTAGCTGGAATGTAAGCCTTGAGCTTCTCAGGCACATTAAACGAGGTATTAACATTAACAGTAGGTTCAACTATCATTTTAGCTTCTTTAATACTTGTTACTTTAACACCACTTAATGGCTCATTCATCTCAATAAATCTACCTCTTACAGTAGATTCATCCATAACATACTTGAATCTTGCTTTAACAACGTCAACAATATGTCTAGCTCTTACTTTCTCAGTAGAGCACTTACCTTGAAGTAAGCCATCTCGTACTTCTTTTAATTGTTCATTATTTACTTGACTTAAACCCATATTTCTCCTTTCGTTGTCTATCTCTTAATCTCTTATTATTCTTTTTTGATATAATATATGCTTTCTTATCTTCTAACATATCTTCTTTCTCTTGTCCTGTGAGCATATGAGAGTGACAATACTTACCTTTTGTATATCCAGATAAGAGTTTCTTACATATTAAACATCTTCTTTTCTTTTTATTGTAATGAACTTCATTCTTTCTTTTACTAAGGTGGACTCCATGATAAATTGAGTCAACATTGACTGCTGATCCTCTCATAATCCCTCCTCTGCGTGTTTGATTGTCATTTCCACTCCTTCCTACCTATAAGCACTGGGTGTCTTAGACTACCAGAAGCAAGTACACCTTGATGCTCTATGGTTACCATATCACCAATGCTGATATGCTTCTTATGTCTATTAGAAGCTTTTACTCCAACAGTTACTCTAATTCCATTAGGATAAAGAGCAACAATCTCTATTCTTTCCTTATGAGCATCAACTAACACAACCTCATAATCACTCTGATCTTTAAACTTCATCTTAACCCAACTGCATGGGCCAGAGATATAAGAACCTTCAAGACTCTTAACAGTTATGCCTTCCCAACCGTCATCAGTTACTTCTTTAAACCTATGCTCAGTATCAGGTACATCATTAACAACCCAACAGGTAGGCAACCATTTATTAACACCAACCTCTTGCATCTGTTCTTTCCTATCAAGATAAGATTCTATTCTTGTGTTAATTCCATTCAATTCAATAAGATCAAACAAGCATATCTTGCATGCATCATCCTTCTTATGAGCCAGGAACTCGTAAAGAGCTCCCAGCTTACCTGTATTCCAATACAACTCACAAACAAATGTAGCACTCTCAACCTTATTATCTTTAAGAACCTTAACTATGTCATTAAGCATAGGAAAGTCTCTCTTGATAGTGCCATATTTGTTTATGAGGTATGCATCAGTTTCAGAATAGCTAAGATAATTGAACTCACCGTCATATTTTATCTCAGCCATACAAGGATAATGCAAGCCAGCTAAAGAACCTCTTAGTTGAGGAAATGTAATAGTCTTACCGTCTATTTTAGTGACTTGCATTAGTATCCTTTCTCTTGTTAATCTCTCTTTATTCTTGTATTTAGTGAACTCCAAGGCTCCTGCTACAACTCCCATTATCTATCTCCTATTTGATATTCTGCGTTATCTATGTCCATCCTGTGTTCACCCTCTTTGAGTCTATCCACACACCAGTAATGAGCTGGGCACGTATCGACATCATCAGGACCGTTGGGTTGGTAATACTTCTCTAAATCAACTTCTTTTTCTATTGAATGTCCACATAGCTCACATTCCATTGGTTCAAAGGTTATGTTCATTCTATCCTTTCTTTACCTCATCCTCTACCTTCTCAAATATTGAGACTAGTTCAGATGCTTTAGTTGTTGTTATCATGACTCCTTTCTTAGTAGGTAACCAATCGTTACCAGACTTGAAATACTCTCTAATATTGATAAGCTTGTTACCCTTGAACTCTGTTAAGCTAACAATTGTCTTCTTGGTGTTAGTCTTAGGTATCTCTCCAATTATATTATCCATTGTTATCTCCTTAGTTAAAGAATTTCATTGATTGAACTAAAACAAATACTGCGATACTAAATGTTCCTAATAATACACAAATTGATACTATCATACCTGATTCTATCTCCTTTCTATACTGTTTCGGCTTACAGTATCCATGTCTAAATAGTTTATTAAGGTCTTTGTCTACTTTCATCTAGTTCCTTTCGTTATTATACTCTCTGTATGAACGCATGACACTCTCCCACTCTTTATAACAATATTGAGCATCCTTACTAAGCTTATCCCAAGTCACTTCGGTGTTTAAATACCGTGTTAGTTCATTGGTTATGCTCTCATGCAATACAGGATCAGATACTTCATCAAGACATATCTCTGCACTATCAACATAACCAACGTAGTCACATATTACTACGTCTAGTTCTTTATACATTCCCATTGCTACTCCTTTCTTTAGTCTACAAAGTTAATTAAACTGTTCTTTCTATAGAACTCTGATACATGATCAAGTTTCTTATCCATTACTCTAAAATATGTAACATACAGTGCTTTCTTGCTCATATTATGATAATACCTAACGCTAACACCAGTCTGTCTTGATATTGCACGCTTTAGTCCTGCTTTAGTCCTTGGAACGTAGTAGTCTTTCATAGTGCCTCCTCGTTAGCTAGTTCAATACACTTATCAACAAACTGTTCAGTGTTCATCCGATACTTATCACATACATATCCACAACCTACCTCTCCAGCGTAATCACATACTCCACTATCAGCATTCACACAACTACAACAATCTTTCTCTTTATTACACATATCATATTCCTTTATTTAATTGGTTATGCGACCACGAAAAAGGGAGATTTCTCTCCCTTAATCTTATGCATCTAACATATCAGAATCATCAATCTCTTTACAGAATACTAAACCTTTGTAAACCTTGCTATCATCATCTGATACACCTTTGACTGATATTGCTTTCCAATCTTTGCCTGACTTCTTGCTTGTTCCTGAAACGAATTTGTATGATAATTTAGCCTTTTCCATCGTGACCTCCTATGTATGCAAAGACTTCATTGTCTTTGTCTTATATCAAAGAGCCTACACCTGCAACGATCAGCGAGCTGCGTGGCGAAGCCAGAGCGAGAACAAATGCAGGTGAAGGCTAATCAAAGACAAAGACTATGAAGTCTTAATACATTAGGAAAGAACAATGGAAATTATCTTATTATACAATGGACAGGAACTGAGAAGTCAGGTGAACATGAAAGCTTTCGACAACATGTCAACAGATGATGATAGGTTTACACAAGACAATACATTAAAGAGATTGAACTGATTAACTAGATGCATTAAAGGATAGAACATCTTCCTATCAAAGGGAGCTAATTACCCTTGCTTGCTCCCTACCCAACCCAACGCTTCTCACACATACGGGGTAGGGGGCTGGGTCATTTGCACCCCTGGTCCCTGTGTGACCACCCATCACATATATAAAGGCGTAGAAACCTTTTAAGCCATGTATTGTATCCTATTTTTCCCCCCCCCACTACATATTGTACCTATACAAGATATAGTAGAACCTACTTGACAACCTATACCACCTGTGGTATAACTAAGTTATCCTTATGGCTCAACATAAGACAAAGCAGCTTTCCCCCAAGCATTGGAAAGCATTAGAATTGTTAGAAGAAGGCTCACTCAGTGTCAAGGAGATAGCAAGATCCATCGGATGGAAAGAGATGACTCTTTATGACCTAATGGGCGGCAATACAACTCGCACAGGTAGCGTTGGCGAGCTTTTCTATTCTGAATTAAAAAAACAACACTCCCGTAACGTATCAAAAGTAAAACATTTATTTAAAGACACCCAACGTTTAGCGTTGATTAAGCTAAACCAACGGTTGCGTGCCCTACAAGCAAAGAAGCCAACGGAAGAGATTACTAAAGAGATTTGTAAGCTTATGAACTCTTTGGGTAAGGCCGGACCAAGTGTTGAGATTTCAAATACATCCTATTCATATACTAAAGGTTTAACACCGGAGGAACTAATACATGAGTTTAAAAGACTCGGCACACTTGCAAGAAGTGCACTTGACGGAGGCGGAGTTTCATGTCCTAAGCCGGGAGGACCAGGAACATTACCTCCATCTGGTAAGCGAGGAAGTCCTCTACCGGAAGAGTAGAAAGCTTTTATATTATTTACCCTATGACAAACAAGAGGAGTTCCATAAATCTTCTTGTCCTACTAGGGCGATCTTTGGAGGGAACAGGTCAGGGAAAACCACTTGCGGGGGTATGGAGTTCCTTTTTCACATGACAGGGATGTATCCTAAATGGTACCCGGTGGAAAATAGATTTAGTGGTGCGATCAAAGGGAGAATAATCGCGAAAGACTTCCAAAAGGGTGTTGGAGAAGTTATCATTCCGTTTCTTGATGAATGGCTCGATGAATCCCTGGTTGCCAAGAAATATCGAAATCCTATAGGGGTCCCCGTTAAGTGGACTTTGAAGAATGGCTCGGTCTTTGACATATTATCACATGAACAGAATACAGAACAGTATGAGGGCTGGAAGGGACATATTGCATGGTTTGATGAACCACCACCAAGAGAGAAGTATATTGCTACTCTTAGAGGTTTGGTTGACTGGAGAGGCCGTAATTGGCTTACTCTCACACCTTTAACCCAGCCTTGGATATATGATGAGATTTACACTAATCCTGATCATAAGAGAATACACTGCGTTACGGTAAATATGAGGGATAATCCTCATCTCGATGAGTTAGCTATTCAAGAGTTTGAAGCTAGTCTAACTGAAGAAGAGAAAGAAGCCCGTATACACGGTAGATTCCTTCATCTTTCAGGATTAGTCTATAAAGAGTTCAATCCTAACCATCACATTGTAGATGACTTTGAGATACCTCCCCTATGGACCCGATATATGGCCATAGACCCCCATGAACGGACGCCTACAGCAGTTATGTGGTTCGCAGTGGACCCTAAGGGTAACCATTGGATATATGATGAGCTATGGCTTGAGGGAGCTGATTTAAAGACCATTGCTCTTGGCATATTGTCTCAAGAAGGAAGGGATCCACCAAGGATAAGACTGATAGACCCTCATAATGATAAAGACAACTTGATAGCAGGTGGGTTTAACGTAAGAAAAGAGCTAATGAAGCACGGAGTATTCTGTACTAGGGCTAATTCCGATACCCAGCTAGGTAAATCTAGGATCAGAAAAGCTTTAAAGCCTATGTACAACCTCTTATCTAAGACATTACAGCCACAGTTGAGGGTGTTCAGGAGTTGCACACAGACAATATATGAGTTTCAGCACTATTTATGGGATAATTACAAGCACAACCCGGAACAGTATGGTCTTAAAGACCAAGTTAGGAAGAAGGATGACCATTTTATGGACTGCTTGAGATATATTTACAACTTTGGACCAGAATTCTTTACTGAAAAGGACGAAGATGAAGATGAAGTGGAATATACAGGGAAATATACTAAATATCCAACAAAGACTCCTAAAAGAGGGAGTTATCACTCTTTAACAGAGCAGCAGGGAGGACAATTCTAATGGGAAATACAGGAAGCGTAGTAAGAATGGGTGGTAGTAGATCAGGTGCATGGGCTCCTAAGTTAAAGAGCACGTATGATGGGTTAAAACCTCGTGTATCAAGTTCAAGCTCCAAGATTATTAAGGGATCATCCCATAAATTAACTAAAGCAGTAAGTAAGGCAGCGTCTGAAGCGAGTAATTCTGCTGGTAGAGCTGTTGCTAGAGGTGCTTCGAAGACTGCTGCTAAACAAGCTTCGAGAAGGGCAGCTATTGGGATGGGTGGAAGAGCTTCAACCAAACTATTGGGTTCAGTTGCTTCAGTAGCTATGGCAGGAGAAGCAGGATGGACAGCAGGTAAAGCTATTAAGCGAAGCGTTAGAGGTAGAAACGATAAAAAGATTGCATCACAAGAAGAACGACAGAATGCTCTTGGAAGAAGAAGAGCATCTATAAATGCTAAAAAGAGAGCAGGTAAATTTTAATGGCTAATAAATATCACAGGATGACAGAATCAAAGTTACCAAAAAGAGAAGGATTACCTACAGGGTATGATGGAGATCCACAGTTACCTGAACGTGAAGGATTGCCAACAGGGTACGATACATTACCTAAGAAGAAGAAAACTAAGAAATAGCCTTTGATTATGAATATACGAGGAATCTATCAAGAGTTGTTACAAAAGGGCTACACAGCTAAGGATGCGGCCAAAGAGGCCCAAGCTAGGACAGGGTTCTCAGTTGTTACTGGAAAAACAATAAAGAAGACTGGACCTGAACATAAAACTAAGAGGAAATGGACATATGGCGAATACTAGACACCACAAGAAGCAGAAGGCTATATCTACTACGCAAGCTAAAGATCCTATGTTAGACTACGTTGTAGAGCAGTTTAAGCTGTATGAGCAGCATTGGGACAACAAGTTCGATGAAGCTAAGACAATATATGATCATTGGTGCAATGTGCCTCCTAAAAGAGGAGAAGACTGGCAGAATGCAGTTCATGTGCCATTAACACTAGAAGCAGAGCAAACTATATCACCAAGGTTATATACAGCAATGTTCCCTAATTCAGCTCCAGTAGAAGTATTAGCTGAGGGAAAGGCTGATCCACAAGAAGCTATTGTTATTAAAGAAGGTATTAAGCATTATTTTAGAAGAGCTAATGTAGAAGGCAAGGGAGCCTTTACTATCTCTCAGACAGTATTGTTTGGTACAGGCTATGGAGAAGAGATATGGAAGTCAGAAAGTCAATGGCTTCATGATCCTGTTACAGGTGAAAGACATAAGAAGAACCTTGGAGGAAGACCAGATTTCCAGCTAGTAGACTTCTTTGAGATGTTCCCACACCCTTCCAAGATGGAGATTAAAGATGACCTGCCTCTAATCAGACGTAGGTTCTGTGATGCAGAGTATATTAAAGATTTAGCTAAGAACCCTAAGTTTGACTTTACAAACCTTGATAAAGCTTTACAGTCAGAGATAATAGTAGGATCACAACAGACTGATTGGAAGAAAGGGCTTAAGTCAGGCAAGAAGAAGGATGAGTATGAGATTCTAGAGTATTGGGGTCCTTGGCACTCATCATTTGATGAAGATAAGAAAGTTACTTCTAAAGAAGCAGAACCTTATTGGATTATCATTATAAACAGAACTATTAAGATTATTGGTAAGCCTAATCCTCACAACTATGGACATGCACCATATATCAAGACTAAGCTATTTGAAGACTGTAAGCCTAGCTGGTTTGGCGTTGGAATAGGTAAAGCAGGGCTTCCTACTCAAGAGAGAGTAAATAAGCTCGTAAACCAACGATTAGACAACGTTGACCTTGTTCTAAACAAGCAAGGTGTGTACAACGGCAATGATCTATTGATCAACACAAGGAAACTTACTAAGAACAGACCAGGCTTATGGCACTCTGTATCTGATACAGTAAACTCCTTGAAGTGGATAGAGACACCTGATGTAACAAGTTCAAGCTACAAAGAAGAGGAATTAGCGAAGCAGGACTTCCGTGAGAGTACTGGGGCTGTTAATCCTTTGATGCCCGCAGATTCTGGGCAGCATCGTACGGCTATGGGCTTGAACCTTCTACAGGGAGCAGCAGGTATGAGGTTTAGACCTGTCCTCCGGAAGATGGAAATAGACTTCATACAACTGCTCGCTGAAATGTTCCTATCAGACTTACAACAATTTATGGCAATGCCTGAGTGGATAGATGTAATGAGTGAAGAAGGCAATCCAGTACCAATTCAGTTAACTCCAGAGATGATCCAGACTAAAGTAAAGTTCATGCCAAGTGGGGTGTCAGAGACACTCAACAAGGAGTTGCAAGTAGGTCAGTTGCTTAGGTTTAAGGAACTTACTAGGGATGACCCGACAGTCAACAGGCGAGAGATAAATAAACGCATAGCAGAGAATATGGGCTTTAAAGAGATCTCAAAACTACTATCTCCACCAAGACCTATAAAGGCAGGTGGCAATCTAACTCCTGAACAACAGATGAAGATACAACAAAGAATTAATGAGGGAGCTAGTGATGAAGAAATAGAAGCAGAGATGTCTGAAAATGGACAAGGACAAGGACAACAACAAAACCCACCTGGACAGAATCCACAAGAGATGTCTGCACCAGCACCAGCAGGAGGATAAATGGATAAGCCGATAACAAGGGAACAAGCTGTAGATTTACAAACTAACCCTAATTGGATAGCATTAAGAAAAGAGGTTGATAAGCTTGTTGAGTCAGAGACAGAGAACTTGTTGAAGTGTGATGTATCGGATTGTGTGAGATTACAGGAAAGGGTTAAAGCTTTAAGATTTTGTACTAGGTTACCTGAGCTTATAGTTAAAAGAGAAGAAAAGGAACCAGAGAAAAAGATTATTGTGGGTGCTTGACCTATTAGACATATTACAGCGGGTAGAGATCATAGCACCCCACATTTAGGAGAATAAGATGGATATAAATCAAGCAATGCAGGACCCGAAGTTTAGAAGGATGCTAGCACAGCAGTCTGAAGCAAAGGCTAAGAAGAAGATGCAAGAGATGCTTAATGGTGGTGGTTCTTTTGAAGAGCTTGCTAAGATGTTCCCTAAGCTTCAACAAGCACAAGAACAGGATAAAGTTCGAGATGCTGAAATGAAAGTAATGAACCTTAAGAAACAAAATCTCTATAAGAGATCAGAATCAGCTTTTAATGCTGCACAACAGCAACAACAACCTGTGCAGTAAATAGGTTTCGGTGTACCTTTGAACACTGTTCGGTTTCGTTTATGTCCGATAACATAAATGCTTGGAGAAACACATGCCAGACCAAACAATAGAAAATGACGTTAATCAGATATCCGCTGAAGGTGTCGTCATACCAGCAGCTCCGGAAGCTACTCCGCCAACAGAGCCATTGCCAGGTCAACCAGAACCTGGAGATTCGCCTGATCCTCAAGCAGACGCAAATAAACTTGATGAGAAGACTGTCCCTTTAGCTGCTCTACATGAGGAGCGAGGAAAGAGACAAGAGTTACAGGCTGAGTTAGAAGCATTAAGACAAGTTGCAGGAGATAATGTACTGTTTGACATGAATGGCAGACCAGTGGCAGCTCCACAACAGCAACAGCAGCAAGGTCCAACTGTTCCTCGAACTGATACAGCAGGTGAAGACATGGAAAAGCTATGGGAGGATAATCCTCGTAGAGCTGTTCAAATGGAAATCATGGCTGCTAATCAGTGGAGAGATCAACAGGAAGCACAGATGGACCAACAGTTATTAACTGCTAAGGGGAAATATGACGACTTTGGTAGGCATGAAAGTACTGTAAGACAATATATTAGAACTTTACCAGTTACTCATAGGGGAAAGCCCGGAGTAGTTGATTTAGCCTATTATGTTGTTAAAGGTCAGAATTCAGGAATGGCTATCGAACAAGCTAAGGCAGAGATTCTTCGTAAGATTCAAGCTGGTGAAAATGTTCAAGGATTACCAACTGGCACTCAAGCTGCTCCACCTGTTAAAAAGGGCATTGTCCTTAATGCAGAACAATTGAGAGTAGCAGATGCTATGGGTTTAACACCAGAACAATATACAAGTGAAATTAAGAAGGTGAAGTAATGGGTATATTCACCAAAGGTATAAGCAAAGCAGCGTATCAGGGTAAGCTGACTTGCCCCGTGTGCAGTAGTGGTGCCATAAAGTTTCTAGAGATGATTGGACCATATAGACAGCGTTATCGTTGTCGTAAGTGTGGAATGCCATTTCAATATGAAACTGGAAAGGACCACAGCATTCATCCGTATGCTGTTTTAAATAAGCCGAGATTCCGACAAGCAATAAACTTAGAGGAACTCCGCAAGGGAGAAAAACTAAAAAGGAGAATTAAATAATGAAATTCCATTATGATGTAAATGGTGCAGAACCAATTCTGCGAGATGTTAGAATTTATAATTCAGGAGCGTTACGAACAGGACAAGCAGTTTGTTCAGGTGCAGTAGGAACCCCTGAGAATTGTGGTTGTGCTATTGTAGCTGATCCTGTTAAAGTTCAAAACATCATGGGTGTATTAAACGAAGATGTTACTGCAGCTAATGCTTTAGGTGTTGTAGCTACTGGTGTTGATAAGTATGCTAAGATTATTATCAATCCTGGTGCTGTATATTTAGCAGAGTATTCTCAATTAGCTGCTGATGACACAGTTACTTCAACAACTACTGCAAAGACTCTAACTGGTACTATGGTTACAGACCATGAACGTGGCTGGGCATATGTTACTAATGTTGGTTCTACAGCTGGTGGTTATGGTAACTTATTCCAAGCTGGTGCTGCAACGAGCACAACTGCTTTAGTTGCTGCAACTAGTTATGATGATGACATGATTGCAACAAATTCAAGCGATACTTTTATCGTAATGCCTGCACCTTATAGTGCTGACGTTGCTGGTTATGGTATTGACTTATGTCCTGATGGTGATGGGTATGAATCCATTAATATCTCTGGATATGCAGGAACAGGATCAGGTGCAGTTATGGTTCTTGATAACTACATTGCTAGTAAGACTAGACCGCTAGAGCCATTAGTTTGTGCGAAGCATTCTGGTTATAATTATAGTTCAGAAGCACCAAAATTCTATGCTGACATTTTCTTCCCAGAGCATTTGCTATATGGTGGAAATGTTAACACTAGACCAATTACTTAAACAAATTAAAAGGAGTACAATATGGGCGTTATAGCTTCAGAGAATTTCGGATATCTCAACTAAGGGAGTGCTTAAATGAACGATTCAAAATATAAGTATTTAGATAACACTATAATTATAATGTATACGGGTGGTAAAAGCATGGCTAATATAGCTAAAGAGCTTGGACTATACTCTTCTATGGTTGGTTATCGGGTTAAGATACTTGGTATTTCACGTTCTATCTCTGAATCTTTAGTCGGACAGGCTAAGTCTAAGTCTCATAGGAAGACATTAAGTGAGAATAGAATTAATAGCGGAGTGGCTAGAGGTTCAAAGAATCCTAATTGGCAAGGTGGTGTGTCTACTGAGCATGATAAGATTAGACATAATATTGAACAGCGATTGTGGAAGCGAGCAGTAAAAGAAAGAGATGGTGCGTGTATGAGTTGTGGAGATGGAAAAAATCTTCATGCTCATCATATTCTTCCTTTTTCTACTTATCCCCACTTAAGAACTGCTATCAATAATGGCATGACATTATGTAAGAAATGTCATGTTGCTTTGCACAAAGGAGTTAAGTTCCATTCGGATGAATTGCTGGAAACCCTAACGGTAAATGACGAGGGCAATCAGCAGCCAAGCGTACAGAGTACGAAGGTTCAACGACTACTGGAGACTAGCGATAGTCTTAATGACCAGCCAGAGTGTCCGACCCGAAAGGGATGATATAGTCTATACCAGCAGAAACGTTGGGTGATATGTTTAGATCCGGGATTAAGAAAGATTTTCATGGATGAGTATTCGTTACCTGAAGGCCAATTAGAAAATCTATATGGTATTGAAAAATCTAACAAGGCTACTGAATACGACTTAGGCATCGGTGGGATGGGTGACTTAGAAGAGTTCAATGGTACTATTGGATATGATGATTTCAAGCAACAGTATAGAATTTCTTATAGCCATAAGGAGTGGGTAAAAGGGCTTAAGATCGAGCGTAAATTAGTTGATGATGATCTTTATTCTATCATCAATAAGAGGCCAGCACAGTTAGCTTTAGTTGCTAAACGAACTAAAGAGAAACATGCAGCTTCTGTATTTAACAACGCATTTAACACTTCTGTATTTAGTGGTGGTGATGGACTTGCTCTTTGTGATGATTCACATACAAGAGTAGGAACAACTACGACTAATGATAATGCAGGATCTACTGCTCTTTCAGCTACGGCTGTTGAAGCAACTAGATTGCTTATGAGAGGGTTTACTGATGAAACAGATAATCTTCTTGTAGCGCGTGGAGATACATTGCTAGTTCCACCTTCTCTTGAAGAGCAAGCGTGGGAGATCGTTAATGCTTCTGGTAAAATGGACACAGCAGATAACAACCCTAACTTTAACAAAGGTAAGTACCGAGTTATCGTTTGGGATTATTTAGCTGATTCAAATAACTGGTGGATGATCGATAGCAAGATGGCTAAGATGTATCTTAAGTGGTTTAACCGTATCCCTACAGAGTTCAACAAGGATAAAGACTTTGACACATACATTGCAAAATGGAGTGTTTATACTCGTTATTCTTACGGGTTCTCTGATTGGACTTGGTTATATGGACACGAAGTAGCTTAAACATTGTGGGGGGAGCAATCCCCCTGCTCTTTCTAGAAAGGAAAGGGTGCAATTATGGGTTATACTCATTTTGATAAAGTATGTGGAGTTAATGGTGTTTATTCAGGTGCTAAAGGAAGCGAATCTGCTTTCTCTAATGCTTTATTTGGAACAGTAGCAATAACAGATGCGACAACGTATACTGCTTTAGCTGCTAATTCAGGTAAGATACATATCATTCCAGATCTAACAGCAGATTGTGTAATATCATTACCTACTGCTGCTGCGGGCATTGTGTTGACTTTTATTTATAAGGGTGTTGCACAAGACGCACAAGATGTAACCTTTGATACAGGTGCAGATGCTAACTATTATCTTGGAGGAGTTACAGGTCTTGATGATGATGACGGAGATGTTGTTGTCATTTATCCTGATGGAAACAGTAATTCTAAGATGAAGATGGATACATTGAATGCTGGATCAAAGATTGAGTTAATATGTGATGGAACAAACTGGATTGTTAATGCTTTAATTGTATCTGGTACAGATACTCATACTGCGTTTTCAGATCAATAATAATTAACTGCTGATTTACAGGGAGGGTTTGGTTAATCTCTTTCTCTCCCTGTTCAGCAAACTAACGCTCATACGAGCACAAAGGAGAAAGAGATCATGGTTAGAGCAAAGGCGAAAAGAAAAGTAGCACCAGCAAAGCAATACCTTAGTCCAACTGAGAGAGATAACTTGCAGTCAGAGAAGAAAGACTTAGAGAATACTCTTAAAGACATGGAAGGATATGGAGTAGGCACTGCAGGAGATGCTATTGATAAGAGTGCAATTTCAAGAGAGATAAGTAGATTAGGTAATGCCATCGATGAGAGAACGGCACCAACACCTAGAGCCGTAGAGAAGGACCGTCTTGCTAAGGAAGAAAAAGACCTAGAAGAAAAGATTTCAACAGGGATGCCAACATGGTATGAAATGAATAAACCATCTAGAAACCCTGGAGCAGTAAGGAAGCATATGGCATGGGTAGAAAGAAATAAAGAATTAATCAAGAGATATAAAACTGTACAACGGATATTAAGACCTCAAGACCCTAAATCAATAGAGTCTTTGAGGAAAGAACGATAAACGAACTGAGGGTTGTAAAACCTTAACAAAGGAGTAAATCATGGGAGATGGCGGCAGAGAACAACCAATAAACGGAAAGCCAGTATTTATTTATGGTAAAGAGAATCAAACAGATACCGAAGGAAAAGCAATAAAAGTAGACTCTGAGGGTAATCTGATATTAACAGGTGATGTTGAGATTGGTGCAGTAGAGAATAAAGATGGTACTACTGATAACAGACAATCAATTAAAGTAGATAACGCCACTGCCACAGCTACACCAACGGTAGCTTTAGTTGGTGGTATTTACAAGGCAACAGAAGACACATATGACGATAATGATGCCTCACCGCTTCATACTGACTCTAATGGTAATCTTAAGGTAACTGGAGGGGCTAGCTCAGTTGGGGCAGAATACACCTCTCCTAGTGACTTTACGGCCACATATACAAGCACTAGCACGATAACACTATCTAGCTTACCATTTACAATTTCAGATAGTTCACAGCTTGTCTATGTTAAGCAGATCTTATCAGGAAATACTTCTGTAATATATGTTAATGGATCTGGTGGAGTAACACTTTCAGTAAGCTCTAATGTTCTTACTGTTTACAAGAGTGGAGCAGCTATTACAGCATTAGCTAGTGGAGATGCTTATGAGATCGGTATTAACGCTCAAAAGAAGGCATTTGACCCAAGCACTAACTCCAATATGGAAAGTACTTTAAATCCAGAATATGCACATTATACTGACCCAGAATTATTAGTTACAGCATCTGATATTGTAGCAACAACTACAGTTTACAAAGACCAAGGT